CCACTTGATTACACCATAAAATACTGGTGTGCCGTGTGTGATGGTGTAATCAAGTGGTTACACCATGTAATAATTTAACAGAAATTACATATCAATGAGTATGGATATACCGAAAGAGAGAACATTTGCGTATACCATATATAAGTGTTCGTGTTGTAATTACGAAACAAGAGTTCAACAACACGCTTCTAGACATAAGACTTCTAAAAAATGCTCAGAACCGAATATTCGTAAAGAATCTAGACTTGCTATGGACGTGAAAGACGTCATGGAAATGTTTGCATCGATGTCTGCGATTACAATCACCGGAGATCACAATACAATTGATCAATCTACGAACATTACCATCAATCTCACGGTTCCAGATAAATCAGTCGTGTCCGCAGTATACGACGCCGTCAAGAACCCAGATTGCATTCGAGAACTCAAATACGCGGATCCACAGGAGATACCGGCTATATTATTCAAATATACACGTGGCACGTGTGCGGACAAACAATATATCAAATACGATCCTGATAAGAATACGGTGTTGCACAAGGATCCTGTCACCGGGAAAGAAGTCGCCAAAGATCTGAAGAAATACAGGAACGAATATCTGGTAAAGAATGCAGATGTATATGATGATACATACCACATCCAATATATGCCCAAAGAAATCCAAAGAAACATGAACGAACTGACACGACCTGCGTTTGATACCGGAAAGAAGAAAGACTCTCTCATACCTGCCGCAGATGTGATAAAGATGTGTGCGAGTGGCGATCATCGAATGTATAAACTTCCACACGACAGCAAGAAATTTTACACGGACGTCGTCGACAACGTAGACAGAGAGATAAAACTGACGTGAAAGTATATTAATCAAATATACTTCAGTTCAACATGATTCACGTAGTGTTCCGCGTTAGCGCCTCCCGTACCGGCCCCGATGAAGATGTAATTTCCTCCAGGAACCCATGATGTGATATCGACAGCGTTTTGCAACTGATCATTCGCAAATACATGCATATATCGGCGATTTCCAATTGTTCTCATCGTCAGATCAGCTGCGATCCATAAGGCCTGAAGGTTTGCGTTATTATTTTGCAATTGACCAATTCTTTGTCCTGAGCCTCCATATAGCTCTGTGTATTGATAGATATATGTCCACAACCGCGTGGCACGACCCCCGTTATTAGAATTATAATTGACTCCTGATCCAGGATCGGAAGCTCCAACCCCCATCCAAATTCCGTCAGCTCCGCTTCCCATATATATAAACGATCTCATCGTAAAATCCTTGGTAAAATCAAAATCGATCACGTTCCATTTTATCGAACCGTTGAGAGCATTAACCGCGCGAGTCAGACGAACTCCCGACTGAGCACTTATATACGTTGCATCATCTACCATAGCGCCGGTAACGATCAGATTAGCTCCCGTCGCTGGGTTTCCGTGGATAGACGAAGTCCAAAAGAACGGCATCTGAGACGCAAAGATGGATTTCCCTGGAGACAACACGACGTTTCCGGATACGTTGATTTGCCCCGTTACTAGATTTCCAATGTTTGCCAGAGCACCTCTGATGTTGCCGGAAACCGTCACCGAATTTGATACTATGGTTGTCGCGATCACATTACCGATGAAGTTGTTGGCAGTTAAATTGCCCCCCACGTTTGCCGTGATGTTTACGTTATTCGCAGTCACGTTATCTGCTACGATAGTATGTGCCGCGATGTCTCTTGCGATGTTTATGTTACCAACGAAGTTGTTCGTGTATAACGTAGCTCTCAACATTGTCGGTGGGAGATCCATCTTTTATTAAATACACATATATAATTTTATTACATTCAAAAGTCTGCGTAAGATTTTGAAAGAATTGTAAAAGAAGACGTTTAATTTGCGTACGCTAATCCACCCATCCCCGATTGTATTCTCAGAACGTTGAAGTTCGGGGCGTGGACTAGAACCGTGTTTAATATATTAGAACCTACGGTGGTCATGCTCTCCGTGACGTTGCCAGCGACCGACGTGTCCTGGACAACTGCCGCCTTGGTGCGGATCCGAAGCGTTGCCGTGTCCAGACGGGAGAAGTTACATGTTCCGCTTGGATCTGGCTTATCACATGCCATGCCAAACGGATAAGCGTACACACCGGAAGACGTGTATGCTCCAGAGAAACCAGTCCACGTAGCCTCGTTCGAAAAATAAGAACCGCGTCTAGTGGAAAACCGTTCTACACCGTTGAAATACAATGTCGCAGAATCCAACACCGAAAGAACTTCAGAGTCTTGTTCGCCCGCTTCAGACGTGTAACGACCGTGGTATGACGTTCCCGGAGTGAAGCACCAGATCAAAGACGAACATGGGTGGTTGAAATTCAAATTAAGATTGTACTCACGACCGATTCCGTCTATAGTTATATTGAAGCTGTTTGTCTGGACTTGTTGAATGATGTATTCGTGAGGATTCGACGCGAACCATATTCTCTCGGGAGAATCCAGAAACGTGTAATTTGCAAAGGCTCTAATTTTTGGGATATAATCTGGGTTTATTCCAGGGATATTGTTGAGATCACACAATTTTATCTTGAATTCAACCTCATGGTACTGGAGAGAAATAAGAGGGAGAGCATTTCCAACATTCAAAGCGTTGAACCAAATAGGGAGCGGGAGCTGAAACGTCCTTGTATATCCTTCATTCTCGTTTCCCCAGTTTGCCATATTTGTGTAAGAAATCTCCTCTTCTAACGTATATAGAAGTTCCCAATACAATCTGAACCATTCATGCCCGAACTCCGCTACCTTCTGTCCTCCGATATATATTTCAGTCGAGTCAATGAGTTGTTCGCATGAATAAAATGGATAAGGATCGCCGGGGGCAGAAGGTCCTCTTTGCATAGTAATTTCCAAGTTTATAGAAGAAACCAGGTCTCCGTTTCGTTTCAATACGAACGTGATTTCTTGATTAGATCCAATGGCGCCCCGTATGTCTTGTTCTATGGATTCGAGCGCGAAATTGCTGTATCTAGAAAATCTCTCCTTCCAAAATGTTCGCTGTGGTGAACCGGTCAGGTACACATCTTGTGCACCATAAGCCACGAGTTGGATAAGCCCACCTCCCATATTTATCTATTCTATAACAATATTATTTTATTTTTATTTATGCGTAATCAACTTAACAAAATAGTAACACGTGATATCACAGTATGGAGATCTCTAACTACCCCAAGTACCTGTGGGCCAACAATCAGGTTGTATCAAAGGACCGCAAATTCCCCCTGACCCCTCGCGCAGGTAAGTACGCTCAATTCTTCATGGAGGACTGCAACGGTAATACGCGATTTGTTTCTACTCGCGAGCTGAAATCTCTCGTCGTGAGGCGTCTTGAAAAAACTAAGAGCAAAGGCCGTCTCGTTACTCACGTATCCGGTAAAGTGTATGGATCTCTCAAAGAGGCTCGCGAAGCCACCGGGTTGACCGACGCGAGGCTGAAATCCCACCCCGAGTACACCATTGCGTGAAATAAACATTTGATATTGTTATAATGGGCGGAGCTTTAACACAACTGGCCGCGTATGGTGCTCAAGACGTATATCTCACGGGAACCCCGCAGGTGACTTATCGGAAGGAAAACTTTACAAATCAAAAGACGTTAACACATGCTGCCATATTCGCCTGTGCGATAAGTCTGGCTATCATATATTTTTACATGAAGAGAAATAGACTTTCGTTAATACTTCTTGTGACAATCGGTGCGATTTTCATAGGAATACGATATTAGTATTTCATATACGACCACGTGAATCCATACGCAGTCTTCAGTTTACCAGTAGCACACTTGCTGATATTCGTCCCGTCTTTCTTTTTCAGATGCCTCGCCGCTTCTTCGTTCGAACCAAATGCGTCTATGTACGTCCCATCGAGATCATACTGATATACTCTCTTAGCGGCGTGATTCTTTTCACCGAGTGTTGATTCGCTGATCTTTTGTTTTTGTTCTTCACTCACTGGTTTTCCGGTCCTCGCTTCGCTCATCTTTTGTCTGGTTTCATCGCTCGGTGTTTTCCCAAACATGTGATTCTTCTCACCAAGCTGTGCTTCGCTCATCTTTCTCCTAGATTCCTCGTTGTGAGTTTTACCGGTCTGAGCTTCTCTGATCTTTTGTTTTTGTTCTTCGCTCATCGGTATGCCGAAATTAGGATTCTTCTCACCGGTCAACGATTCGCTGATCTTTTGCTTTGTTTCGTCGCTGGGTTTGCCATTACCGCCACCTTCCTTGAGATTGTACCCATGTGGTACCATCGTGTTCAGTTCACGCACCAGGAGTTCCTCATCAAAGTTCAAGTCCTCGTCCGGACATTCGTACCAATCTTTTTCGAAGTTTTCCCATCAGTGTTTTTTTATGGCAGCCGAAATAGCAGGACATTCACTGCTCTTTCTTTGATGTCTCTTGAAGCGTTTTTCTACAGATCGAATCGTTTGCCCGATATAGATCTTTCCATTTATTTTATTTTTGATCATGTAAATTACTCCCATTGTTGCGATTTTGTGATAATCATGTTCTTTAATAGGTATATGCGTCAATATGCACTGATGTGATTTAATTAAATACCAATAACTTTGTGAGGAAGAATAAAACCCCTCCCCATGCGGTATCAACGACTGCGGTCTTCAGATCATAATTACTGAAGATACTGTAGTTAGTGCCGTCAAAAATCAGGTATGAAAGGAATCCGAGCAGGAAAGCATCCCATCCGGACGATTCCTTTGTAATGAATTGATTGAACAATAGAATCATTGCGGCATACGATACCACGGCACCCGCCGGTCTGATCTTCATGATACTTCCTTGTATATTCTCAACTACCGAAGAGAACGCATTCCCGGCCACGAGGTATATCCAGATACCATCCAGAATAAGCATCACTGCGGCGATCTTCGCAAGCAACAAAAGGTCCATTATCTATTGCAGATATTATTTTGCCATTAACTTAAATAAATAACCACTAGTCATATACAATGCTGTTCATCGCTCACCGTGGAAACACAAATGGTCCGGACAAATCCGAAAATTCACCAGAACACATAGATAAGGCTATTTCACTGGGATATGACGTGGAAATTGATATATGGGTCGATGGTTATAACATATATCTTGGCCATGACAATCCGCAATACAAAATTGACAATTATTTCTTAGAGAAACGTAGAAATGTTATATGGTGCCATGCTAAAAATATTCACGCTCTGAAATGGCTCGTTGAAAACAATTTCAATACGTTTTTTCATGATACTGACGATTACACTTTGACATCTAAAGGTTACATCTGGGCATACCCTGGGAAAACACTCGTCCAAGGGGCTATTTGTGTCATGCCGGAGATGGCCGAGGATCCTACGTATCTCGAAAAGAACAGGGACATCATATACGCGGTCTGTTCCGACTACGCCCCGAAGTTTTGCAAATAATAATCCAAATCTTCCGGCACGCCAATCCCCCACATCTTGGAGCACATATGCGTCTTCACAACACCCCCCTCGAGTATCACTTCGTTATAAATAGGGCAATTATAGAACTCTCCGTTTGTACGGATGTTCTTTGCGATCATTGAATCTGCGCATCGGACAAATTGGGAACCCTTGGAGAAGTAATACAGACCCGTGGTTGCCAGATTTGATATAACACGTTTCTCGGCTACCTCAGTAACACGGCCGCTGCCATCAACCTTGGCGAAAGACCATTTGGGGTGGTCTGCTTCGAAACATGAGATGAGACCGTCCACGCCCTGGGTTTTAACCAGAAACTCGTATGGATCCCACTCAAGATACTGGTCGCTGTTCGCCAGCATCATCGGGTTGTCGTTGTCTATAATATCTCGAACTTTCAGCACCGTGCAAGCAGACCCCTCCGTCAGCTCGTCTATAGTGCGAATGGTATAATTACCACACGTAACTTCTTTAATTACATTTTCAACATCGTATTCTTCCACGTGTTTCTTCATGGCGATGAATATGTAATGAGCGTTGATGTTCATGTTTTCAACGACAACTCGGATCATCGGCTTCCCATTAACATCAATAAGTGGTTTGGGAAGCTTATACCCGACATTTGCGAATCTAGATCCAAGACCTGCCATCGGTATCACTATATTCAGTTTCTTGGTGTCTCCCCCATTGTTGATATATGTGACATAATTGAGCACATGTTCCAGAATAACATCATCCGGGTTTCTGACCGGGAATACATGGCAACCACTGGCATTTGCAGCAGTTTTACCAACAAAGGAGTCCTCGATGATGACGCATTCCAGGGGAGTGACGCCCAGTCTTTTTACACTTTCGATATAAATCTCGGGATCCGGTTTCGGGTGTGTCACATCGTCGTTGGACAGATACAAATCCACGTACTCTGCGAGACCCTTGCGAGCCAAAACATCCTTGACAGTTGCTGCGATCGAGTTAGATGCAACGGCTATTTTATAACCAAGATTTTTGAGTTCCGACATCAGGCGTATTTTCTGAGTATCTTTGCCCAACGAAGAAATGCTTTCGAGGAAAAAACGTTGCTTCTGCTCCCACACCCGTTGGTGACATTCCGACGGCAATTCACGTTCTTCAGTTAGCTTTTTAAGCTTCATCCTGGTGGGAATCCCGTTAAATTTGTGTTCATCCGCAGAAGAAATCACATATTTCTCATCTACGTTTGACAATGCCTTATTAAAGGACTTGAAATGAATGTTTACGCCGTCGAAGAGAACTCCGTCGAGATCAAAAATAATCGCTTTCACACACATTACTATACGAGTATATTCTAATCAAACAAATTAAACGAGACTTTTCTCGTTCTCATAATCATATCTCTTCGGGTTGAGAGAGTAATTAAGATCAAAACGTTCGACACTCAGACCAACAGCGTCAATGTGAGCCTTGAGAGTTCTCTCCGGGTGAACTGCTGCCAAATGGTCTCCTTTGTTATATTTGTCAACGTTGTCAAAAACTCGTGAATATTTGAACATTGCCTCTGGAGTACCAAATGCCAACTGGTCGTTAACACCAAAAGAATCGTTTCCACTTGGGATAAAAACTGCGTTGGTTCTATCTATCGCAACAGTCAGATCTATATCTTGAGAACACACGATGTCTGCTCTCGCATACAAAACAATGTCATAGTCGCCCAGAGGTACTAGGTCAACTGCTGATTTTAAATTGTAAAACATTGACAGTCGGTTGCGATGATTATGATTTGTGAAAACTACACCAGTCGGGATGTTTTCGAATGTATATTTCTTGATTTTATACAAATCAATAAACCTCTGGTAATATTCGTCCAATTCGGTGCTTATAGAGCAGTAAAAATCTACAACGTACTTATCAATAAACTTGTTAAACCATGCGTATGAGTCGTCATAGCATGTCGCACGTCCTGAAAAAATAACGGCCACGCGAAGTTCTGCCTGATTAGTTTTGATTTTGGGCACGTCGGTTTTGGTGTCGGATAAATCGATTTCCCTTCTCCGCGGATTGAGAGCGTATTCAAGATCAAACCGTTCGACCTTCAGCCCTGCAATGTTAATGTGAACATCGAGAACTCTCTCCGGACGATCTCCCACAGTAAGGTCCCCTCTTATAATATATTCGCTAATATTATCAAATACCCGTGAATATTTGATCATTGCTGCCGGAGTGCCAAATGCCATCTGGTCATTAATGCCGGTATAATCGAAATCACCCGGGATAAAAACTACGTTGTCGCCATCTGGGTGATGCAACGCAACAGTCAGGTCTATATCTTGAGAACATACAATGTCTGTCCTCGAATACAAAATAATATCATAGTCATCCAGAGATATCAGTTCGACTGCTGATTGTAAATTGTAAAACATTGACGATATATTGGGATCTCCACTGAAATATGTACACGGCGGCTTATTCCCAAACTCGTAATTCTCTATTTTATATAAATCAAGGAACTCCTGGTAATACTCATCCAAATCTGTACTTATAGAACAGTAAAAATCTACGTCGTACTTGTCAGAAAAATTCATGAACCAATCATAGGATTCGTCATAGCATGTTGCACGTCCTGAAAAAACAACGGCAACTTGGAGTTTTCCTGTATTATTGTTGCGTCTAGGTGCACCGGTTTTGATTTTAGGTACGTAGGTTTTGATTTCAGGTAAATCCCCAATTCTGCTGAACAAAATATGTTCCTCATTATGATGGTTGTCATTGTACAGTGTTTTATCCACGCGAAACCCACGCCGTTGCAGTAAACGAATCACGTCTCTTGATATATACTTCGAATCCTTGTACAGTTTTGTGTCATGGTTGATTGGCATCAAAATCTTCCCTTGTTTAATCCTCGTGAGGTGAACGCCCATGCCAAGCAAGACGTCCATGTCCTTGCCTTGCGCGGAACATTTGAAGAATTCAATTTCTCGGATATTTTTTTCCATAATAAAACCGTCCAGACGGATAACATCTACCTCAACCTGGTCAGTCACCTCAAATCCGGTTCTTCCCGGCCATGTTTTATCCAGATTGTCATTGAAAGTGTTCAGGGATGAGCACCCCCAGTCGCCAACGCCGGAAATGAAAAATGTAGACTTGCCGTTATAGTCCGCGACTGCCTTATCTATGATATGATAGTTTTTAATGCCCTTTGTTTTTTCCGTTAGGATATCAACCAATTTGGGTGTGGGCTCGAATGCGTACACAATTGCGTCGTCTCCATCATGATGCAACAACGATTCGCCGGAGTTGGCGCCAATGTCGAAGTATACCTTCATTATACTTTCCTGAATACGCGTATTTAAATTAATATGAGCCACGATGTCATTTGATCCGGGAACCAAATTAAGCATATAAGGAGACCCAAACTCATAATTACCATCAATTAAAAAATAATCATCATGAACTCCACCAACATCAAATACGATGTGGCTACACTCACCGTGGATCAGTTTTACGACTATCAGCCATCCTTGCCTCTGGCTTGTGTGGCTCTGTCGGTGTTCGCACTCGCTGGCGTGGCGATGACCGTTCTTACAGAGCGCTATCGACGCCGGTTTGTCCACCTCCTCAGCATCACCGCGTTGTGCGAAGCCCTGGGTTATGCATCGCTCATCTTCAGCATCGAGCGGTCTGGTAATGGCGACATCTACCCCTTTTACGTGATGACCCAAGTTTTGGTGGTTCTGGCGCCCAATCTCATCCAGGCAGCAGAGTATTGGAAGGTGGGCATTGTACTGAGTCACTCACCCGAACTTACTCGTGGTCGGAAGATGCTCAGTGGCAAGTTCATCACCACTCTATTCGCCTGTAGCGACCTGTTCGCACTTGGAGTTCAGGCGGTAGGCATCTCTATCTGGGCCAAATCGCAGTCATCTGGCACTCCTAACCCGGACACCATTCGCAGGGGTTCGGCAATTACTCTCATCGGACTGGGCATCCAGCTCCTATCCTTCTTCATCTTCACCGTGCTCACCATTTGGACTCATCGCAACGCCAAGATGGGTCTGAGGAACCGCCCTGAAACACGCAACCTGTTCCGGGGCATGTACATCGCAATGGCACTCCTCTACATCCGCAACATCTTCCGCTTCGTGGAGTTTACCCAAAACACACTGCTAGACTGGCCCACCCCACAGGGCACCTACGTCC